TGTTCATAGACGGAATAATTCAGTATAGAGGTACTCAAGGTAAAGGTGGCTATACAGCACAAAATTTAGCAGATAAAAATGGAATACATTATCAGGAAGTGTTAAAAACTTATACAGATAAATTAGCACAAATGGGTATGTCGGTAGAAGGCGGTACTGGAAGATTAGTAATAGACCAAGTTCAACACAGAAGCACTAATGAATCTTCTATAATGGACAATATTAACGAAGCAAGTTTAGGTAAAATGACTGGTAGCAGAAAGTCCAGTTATCAGCCACTAGCAGATAATGTTAAAATTATAGTAAGACATAATAAAGAAGTAAACGAAGAAGTTCGTGGTGCTAGAAGCAGAAACATTCACAGTATATTAATACAACGTGGAGAAGAGAAATTCAAGATGGCAGAAAACAATCTGTCAGCCGCAAGAGCAATGGCAAGACATTTGCACAATGGCGGAGAAACTTTTGACGAGATAGGTGAAGCAATTACAGAAATGTCAAGAGAGTTTAAAAAATTAAAAGAATTTGTAAACTATGTTAGAAAAGCAAATCTAGTAAATGAAACAAATGAAGAGTTTGTTACTATGGCAATGGAAAACATTAATACAATTAAAACAAGTTTTACCAGACTGAGTGGTGTTAAATCATATGCTAATGCTGTAGAAAGTGTTAAGGCATATAACAATGTAGAATTACTACAAGACGACTTAGACTTAGAAAGCAAATTTACTGAAACACATTTTGACGATAAAGTTTCAAATGTAATGGACAGTTTAAAAGCAAGTGCAAGTAGAAAAAATAGTTTTGAAAGCAAAATTGTTACAGCAATTGAGTCAGAAAGTTTTAACAATATAACAGAATTACTTAAAGAAGATGATCTTTTAAACTTTGAATCTCTTAATCAACAACTTGGACATCAGGTTAGTAAACTAGGATATTCTGCCAAAGATGAAACTTTAGGTAATTATTTACATAGCATAAGTGGTAAACTTAATGCTGGTGAGCAACTTAGCCAATTCGAGTATGGCGCAATTAAAAGTTGTTTACTAAGTGCAGGTCAGCACAATGTACAAAGTGCTCCAATGAGTATGGAAGAGTCATATGAAGCATTTTTAGACCGTTTTGTAGACTAGAATACTGGTTTATAGATAAATAAATTTGTTGGAAAAATAAAGTAATTTAATTTCCAATAGTTGTAAGAAAGTACTTGACTTTTTTACATCAAGGCATTATAATAATAAAACAGTTGTACCCTAAACACAGAAGGTACGGCGAAACATGGCACATAAAAGGAGAAAACATTATGGCATCTTTACAAGAAATCAGAGCAAAACTACAATCAATGGAATCTAAACCAGGCAGTAGTTCCCCCGCTCAAGGCGATAAAGCAATATACCCGTTTTGGAACATCGATGAAGGCACTAGCACCGTATTAAGGTTCTTGCCTGACTCAGATCCAAATAACACGTTCTTTTGGGTTGAACGACAAATGATCAGATTAACATTCCCAGGAATTGTTGGAGGCGAACAAAAGCCAACAACCGTACAAGTTCCTTGTATGGAAATGTTTGCTGGTGAAACATGTCCAGTACTAACTGAGGTAAGACCTTGGTTTAAAGATCCTTCATTAGAGGATATGGGACGAAAATATTGGAAAAAAAGAAGTTACATCTTCCAGGGATTTGTTAATGAAAATCCACTAAATGAAGAGGCACCTGAAAATCCAATTAGACGTTTTGTAATTGGACCGCAAATATTTAATATAATCAAATCAGCACTTATGGATCCTGATATGGAAAACCTTCCAACAGACTATGTAGCAGGTACTGATTTTAGATTAGCAAAAACTACAAAAGGACAGTATGCAGACTACAGTACTTCTAAATGGGCAAGAAAGGAAACTGCTCTAACTGAAGAACAATTGGCGGCAATTGATACACATGGTTTGTATAACTTAAACGACTTCCTTCCTGCAAAACCAACACCAGAAGGTGTACAAGCGATTGCAGAAATGTTTGAGGCAAGTGTAAATGGAGAACTGTATGATCCAGCAAAATGGGGTAACTTTTACAAACCCTATGGACTTGATGTTGGAACACAGACACAATCGACTGTGGCACCAGCTCAAACTGTACAGGCAACTGCAACAGAGAGTGTGGCTCCTGTAACAGCACCTGCACCAGCAGTAGCAGAAACAACTGCACCAGCAGTAGAAACTCCTGCTCCAGCACCAGTGGCTGAAACAGTAGCAACTGCTCCAGCAGAGGACACAGGCAAGAAGTCAGCAGATGACATTCTTAATATGATTCGTAACAGACAATCATAAGGAGATATCATGCAAAAACCTTTTGACTTAACAAAGTTCAGAACTGGATTGACAAAAAGCATATCTGGTATTAGTGCAGGATTCCATGACCCTAGGGATTGGATCAGCACTGGTAACAAAACATTAGACTACCTAATTAGTGGGGACTTCAATGGAGGTATCCCACTAGGTAAAGTTAGTGTGTTTGCAGGTGAATCAGGTTCTGGTAAATCGTTTATATGTTCTGGAAACATTGTTAAAAATGCACAAGATAAAGGATGTCAAGTAGTATTATTTGACTCTGAAAACGCATTGGATGAACAATGGTTGCAGGCATTAGATGTAGACACTTCTCCAGAAAAATTACTGAGAGTAAGTGTTTCAATGATTGATGACGTTGCCAAAGCAATATCTGAATTTATGAAAGACTACAAAGCAAATTATGGTGATCTGGAATATGATGAAATGCCAAAACTTGTTTTTGTAGTAGACAGTTTAGGTATGCTTTTAACTCCTACAGACGTTGATCAATTTAACAAAGGTGATATGAAAGGCGATATGGGCCGTAAACCAAAGGCATTAGCCTCCTTGGTTAGAAATACGGTAAACCAAATCGCCCCTTTCCCTATTGCCTTAGTGGCAACAAATCATACTTATGCATCACAAGATATGTTTGACCCTGATGATAAAATATCAGGCGGACAAGGTTTTATATATGCATCAAGTATTGTTGTAGCAATTAAAAAACTTAAACTAAAAGAAGATGCAGACGGAAACAAAGTATCTACAGTACAAGGTATTAGAGCCGCTTGTAAAGTTATGAAGTCAAGATACAGCAAACCTTTTGAAGGTGTGCAGATCAAGATACCATATGAAAGCGGAATGGATCCATATAGTGGTATGTTAGAGATGTTAGAATCCAAAGGCATTGTGGAAAAAGTCGGGAATAAACTTTCTTATGTATCACCAGTTACTGGTGAGGAAATAAAAGAGTTCAGAAAAGGCTGGACTAATGACAAACTTAAACTAATTATAGATGAATGGGGACAAAATCCTAAAATACAAGATGAAGTTGAGGATATAGACCCTGATGTATTAGAACCAGATATGGAGGATTATACAGATGAGTCCTGAAACAGCACTACTATTAGATGCCTGGGATACCGTTAAGTCGTTTATTCCAGCAAAGGAAAGGCTTCACATAGCAGAAGAACTTGTAAGAACATTTGAAGATCATGTAAGTATCTCAGATGCAGAGGATCATTTAAATGAATTCGATACAGTTATGAAGGCGGCGTTGGTTAGTCATTTTGACATTGGCCTCGATGATGAGGACGAAGAGGATTGGGATTAATTTATGGCTACCCATTATAATAACATTGTTAAGGACTTGGGTAATATCGTTCCAGCGATCGAATATTACGAAAAAGAACTTAATGAAGCCAGATGGGAAGTCAAGATTAAAGGGAGTTTGGAGAAAGCCTCCTCCTCCCTTCCTGGTCTTACAGAGTTTCGCTTCAATCAACTACAAGAGATTGAAGCAATACTCGAACATTTAAATATAGAACTTCGCAAAGAACGTTCTAAAGTATTCAGAAAATATTTAGAAAACTATAATAGAACTTTGAGTAGCAGAGACGCAGATAAATTTGTTGATGGTGAACAAAGTGTTATAGATTTAACTCACCTAGTTAATCAATTCAGTCTTTTAAGAAATAAATACTTGGGTATAATGAAGGGTCTTGATACAAAACAATGGCAAATTGGACACATCACAAGACTTAGAACAGCAGGTATGGAAGACATAGTAATTGATTAATGACATTAACGACAAGAATATTTGAATACAATTTAATCCAATGCGAAGAAAGAACTTGGCATAGTTGGGAAAATTTTACAGAAACACTAACACAAAACTTCCAAAGTTTTAGGCAGTCAAATCCTGATGAGCCTGTAAAAATTGTTTTTAGTTATACTTGTGAAGGCACAATGTGGCTTGTTGACGGCAGTCACTTTTATAAAGCAATACATGATTTCGGTAAAAAGTATAATGTAAATTTAAGCAATATAACATACAAAGGCTCAAACGAAAAATTACAAGACAGTTACGATAATTGGCATAGGCTATACTCAGACACACCAGACAAAATAAATGTAGTGAGTGAATGCTTTGGACTCTACTTGTATAGAAAAAATAGTGGGTATTATGATAAATTAATATACACTAAAGAAGCACCTACACACCTAAGAAGTAAAAAATATAATTGCCTAAATGCAAATATGTTGCCACATAGATTAATGTTTATGTTAGCAATGCAAAAAAATGGTTTGATAGATACGGAAAATACTTATACAAGTTTCCATGCTTATCCAGAACTATTAAATCCAAGTCCTGAAGATCCTATACTTAAACATGATAAATGGTCCAGCATACTGACACCAGAATTTAAATCTCAATTACCAATACAATTTGATTTGTCTGGGAATTGGGAACAAATATACGATAAGATATTTGAAAGTTATCCTCAGGTAAATGGATTAGATTGGAATAAGGTGGGAGATTTTAGATATCTTTATGAGGATTGTTACTTTACTGTAACTACAGAAAGTTCAGAGAGTCATGATTTATGTGATTATCATTGGGACGACAAAGTAAATGACTATTTTAGAAGTTTTCATAAAGAGATGTTTCTAACAGAAAAAATTACAAGGCCTATGCTTAACTTACATCCACAAATTATATACGGAGCATCAGGAACATTAGAACATTTACACAGTATTGGATTTAAAACATTTAGTGACTATTGGGACGAAAATTACGATCATTTAAACGGAGAACGTAAACTAGATGCAATAATGGATATACTAATAGACTTAGGTTCTAGATCACAAGAAGACTTACACGACATGTATTGGGATATGATGCCAATACTCAAACATAATCAAGCAGTTCTGCTCGATATTACTATTTAAACACTTGACAT